CCGCGAGCGAACCAGCTCGTTGCGCAGCAGGCTGTGATCGACGTTGATCAAACGAACCTTGCCGATCGGGACACTGCGCAGGGTGATCGTCTCGAGGACGTGGTTCTGCACGAGGCGAATGTCATCGTCGGCCGTCGCCTGGGCGATGCTGCCGAGATCGATCTTCTCCTGGACGGCGTCCCGCCACGCTTCAAACGCGTCTTCGAACGTTGTGCTTGTGTCGCCTTGTTTCCCGTCCCGGAGCGCGTCGGCCAGGACAGTCAGATGAGCGCGTGCTGCGCTCGCTGACGTGAACGTCCGACGATACTCGTCGAAGCGGACGATCCGTTTTGGCAGCAGCCCAGCTTGGTGCTCGATGTGAGCATCGATGACCCATTGCTTTTTGCCACGTAGTTTTCTGGTGTGCATCTGTTCCTCCTGGTCACAGTGTCCACTAAGGACTGTCACCATGACCATATGATGGCGGCGCAGTGATTGTCAATGAGCGCGATTTGATCACCTCGGCTCAAAAAAAAAGAGCCGCCCGAAGGCGGCGGCTGAATTGTGTAGGTATTGTAGTGGGTTAGGTGGCGGGAGTGGCGGAGATTGAATCCGCGGCCTCCGGCGTGACAGGACGGCTGTTTGCACCAGATACAGCGCTAAAGCGGCGCAGATGGGCTAAAACGGCTACCAAAGTTTACCAAAGTTTACCAAAGTTTACCAAAGTGTACCGTATTTCCATGAGCGCCATTTGAGCACGGGTCGCGGACTCATTGGGTTGTCATGGTGTCCACCACAGATGGTCATGGTGTCGTCACAGCAGCGTCAACCTGGTCATCTGATTTGTCCTCGATCGCGACCAGCGGATCCGTCAGCTCCGGCAGAGCATTCGCCTCGCCGGCGTTCGTCATCCAGGTCAGGACCACGCTGCCATCGCCTTGCGTTGCCAGCTGTGCGACACCCTTCTCGCCAAACTGCCGGGGATACAGCTTGCTCGATAGCCACCGAACGTGCTGGCTGTAATCGCGCATCGCAGCGACCTGGTTTTTAGTCCACTCATTCCGGCCGTCGATCACATCCTGATAACGCTGGAGGACGTCGTCGTTCAAACGTCCAACGCCCCTCATATTGGCGTTACGAATGCGCGCATCGAGATCAACATCCTTGTCCCGCCAGTGGGTCACTGTTTTCCGAGGAACCTGGCAGGCGCGGCAGGCCTGACTGAACGACAGACCGTCTTCGAGCCTCTCGACGAGCTGGTTCTCCAGCTGTTTCGTCCTACGATTGTAGACGCGCTGTTTCACGTGCGAGCCCGAGCCGAGCGCCTACGCGCATAACTTTGGCGCTGCATTTTCTTGGCCTTTTTCACTTTGCGTTTGCGTTTAACAGTAATCGATTTGTGATATCCGACAATTTTTGGCATTACTCATCAGCTCCTGTCGCCATCATTTTCGAGAGAGCGATCGCACGCTTACCGACTTGCCGCGCCCAGAGACTTTGCAACATTTCATGCGCAGCGTCGGTATATTTCCCGTCCGATATGTGTCGCAGTGTCCGGTGAAATCCGAGCAGGCCGGCCACGCCGAGATTGAAAGCCATGTTGTTGAGAACGCGCTGACGCACGTCGTCGAGATCAGAGATCCACGGCAACGCCACGAGCAGATCGGAACGGATCGCCAGTACGTCGGAGCGCAGCAGGTATTTTGCCTCGACCTCACTGCGCAAACCCACATGCTCGAGGTTGCGTCCAACGCCGATCGTCCAAATCCCGACAGTGTCCTTGTAGAGGTCGAGGCGAAGGCCCTCATGCTCGATCAGCTGCGCCATCAGCGCATTCACATTCACTGTGGTTTCCTAAAATTCTTGACCATTTTCTCACCGCTACGGCCCACCACGTATCCCCCGACGCCGATCATCAGCAGATTCCACAACTGGTCAGGCAGAGGGATCGATAGCGGCAGCTGGTCACCTGTGAACAGCATCACCGCCAGCTCGACGAGCGGAGCAAGAAGAAAATTCCACGCCACGATCGCCGTGATTGTCAGCATCAGGACCGGCCGCCAAATCGCAGTGATCTTGTGCTCGGATTTTGCCTCGGCAATGATGACGCTCGCCGCAGCCTGCTCGATCGCTGCAGCGTTGCCGATCAGCGCCATGTTCAGCTCGCTCTCGATCGCCGCAGCCTTGTCTTTGTCCGCCGGCAGAACTCTTCTGACCACGTCGCCAATGATCGGAGCCAGAATCGGTAGCAGAGAAGCAATCATTTCACGTTCTCATCCGCGCTTGTGCCCTCTATCACGATAATATCTTCCCAATTAGACCCAGATGTGACGATGCAGGTTTGCCCCGACAAGGCGCTGATTCCCAACAGCGTCCAGGTCCGGGTTTTTGCGGACAGCCACAGCTCGATCCGCCATCTCCCCTGAAACGCAATGCCTGTGCCTGTAATCCGTTCGACGTAGGGCGGCCCGGCGATCGCGGCGATCATATCTTTGTATGCCCCACACACAACTTGCGCGCCGGCTGTCGACGCAGACACGATGAGGATCGCGCCGGCAAGGACGATCGTTAAAATCAGAGTGCGCATTACGTGTCTTCACCGTTCTTCCCAACGTCGGCCAGGGACTCGAGCAGCTCCTCGCGTCGCTCGGATCGGGTTCGCCGGCGATCATGTTTGGTTAACTCCCAGTAGGTGCGAGCCGTGGAATCTAGCTCGGTGAGTGACTGATCCAACCTTCTGACTCTGTCCGTTAACCTGACTGAGAGGGTTTTCAGCTCGAGCAAATGCCCTCGATGAATCGCCATCTCCTCGTCGAGATTCTTATGGAGCCCTTCTATCTTTTTCTCGAAATCCTTTTTGAAGGTGACCAGAATCCAGCGAACAACGAATACCAGGGACCAGCCACAAGCCCCGGCTACGACCAGCGGGATGCCGATTTGCTCGACCAATTTTGCGATTGCGGCTGGGGTCATATTGACTAATCTCTAGGCCCGGAGACCCAGGCAGACCGCGCCGCTCCGGCGTTTACGCGTTCTTTCCTGTTCCAGGGGTGCCGGCCCACACTTTTACAAAGAACTTGCTGACGTGGCTCCCAGGCGGTCGCATTACTGCATAAGAAGGGAGATCAGCATGACGATGGTCGCACCAGCCGACGTAATCAAAATCGCCTCGAGTCGGCGCAGCCTGGCGTTCTGCATTCTCCCCTCATTTGCGCATCCGGCAATATGTTCTCGGAGATTCACGAGCAGAACGTCTATTCGTTTGTGCGCGCTTGCTATGGTTTTGCGATCGTCGCTCATTTTGCGGTATCGGCTTCGCTGTCGTCAGGGACTTCATGGACAGCAGGTTTGTGCTGCATGATCTCAGCAATCAAACCCGCCACCTCTTGGTAAGGCCGGGCTTGCAGGTAATTTACGATTGCCTGGACGAGGTTTGTTGGCAATTCGACGTTCATGTCTCACCTATTCATTAAATGCGGGAGGAGGCGGTGCAATCCCACGGCCTGGCGGGATAGGCCCAGGATCGACAATATCATGTAATGGAGAATCGTCATGGTCGCCCTCCCAATCGAGAATTTGAGTTGGCAAATCGCAGTGAACGAGATGTTCTCGCAGCGCGGCTTTGTAGCCAGGATCACGATCTTCCATGCACTGAATCATACAGTCGAACAGTTGGTGCGCCTGCCGCCACGCACCCGCGTTCAATCGTTCGACTGCTGTTATATTGATCAACGGCGTGTGACCGGCTGCTTTTTGTTCTGCAACGGGGACGATCCTGTATCCCTCGTTTGGTTCACCTGTTTTGGGGTCAAACTCAGGGATTGGATCGTCATTTTTGTCGCGTGCTAATGTGTCCTCCATCACCCCTATTAATTTTGTGCCTTCGTAATGTTCAAGCGTATAGGCATTGCCATCGAACCGACTTGGCGACATCAGCTTGGCAAGGTGAGGTTGAAATTCGACACAGCGCGTCAGGTCAAGCTGCGCCATCATTGCAATATCATCATAGTGATCGAACGTGCTGACCGTAGAAGAGCCGTCAACGTGGATGTCGCCGTCCTCATCGAGGCCCATAAGCGCACGGCCCGCACCACCGATTAGGTTGGCACGCCAACCGAAAACCACGCTGTCGGCTCCTAAGTTTTCCAGACCATTGGCCCCATCGTGACCAGTGTAGGTGAAGTCCATTCCTCCTTGGAGGGTGTTAGAGGCTTTGTCACCATTGAGGTTAGCCCCCTCACCCCAAGCTTCCAACTGCAACGCCCGCGCAACCTTGATCCCCTCCGCAAGACCGAGGACTTTCGCCCCGCCCTGTGTCGCGCTGCTTTTCCAAACGGAAAAGTAGTCGTCTGTTTCGGTGGACCCAGGAGACGAAGTTAATCCCGTCGCAACATCGCCAGAGGACTTGATTACAAAAGCGAAATCGTCTGACCCGGTTTGGTCAATGCAGATACCGGCACCCACCCCAGCGTGTGTGCTGTTCGCAGGACCAATGAATAGTGTCGCCTGACCGTTCGTGTGCGTGATCAGAACATCGCCATCGACGCGCAGGGCTGAGTTGTTCGTCGCCTCTGTTGGTGCGTTGTGTATCCAGAGACTTGTAGCATAGGTCACAGTACCCGTGGCCGTGATCCACGGCTCATACACATCGAGGGTAGCGACTTCTGCCGCAGTTCCAGACGGGATCGTCAACGTTCCTTGTGGAGAAATACGCATCCGATAGTAATTGGTGTCCGCCACGGCTGTTACCGCTGCCTGTCCAAGGAACAAACCAGCATAATTAACGGCGGCTGACCCTATGCCAATCGAACCTGCGGCCGCGCCGTCGAGTACAAATGCGGTGGCGTTGGTGTCGCTTTTGATTATGAAATCAACGTCCGCACGCGAATCGTTAAACGTCACCGCGCCGTCAGGATCGAATCCAGCAGCAGCTGACTCCCACGTCAACACACCAGCATCGGTCGACTGCAGGACTTTATTGGACGCCGGGTACGCCGCCGGCAACGTGTAAACACTGGTTCCTGTGATGCTGTCGGCCGCTTTGAAACCGGCATAATTGTCGCCGTTCGCAGCTAGCTCCATCAGTCGAATCTCGGTGGTGTTGCCAGACGAGGTGCCGTGAGGAGCGAAGGTTAAACCGTTCGCGGCGACTACCCGTGTGGTGTCGGTTCCGTCCTCGTCGTACTCGATCGTAAAATTCTGGTCGCTGCCGAGCTTGATAAATTTATCGTCGGCAATGAACACGTCGCCCCATTCCGCGGAGGTGCTGCCAATGTCTGCACCGCCAGAGGCGTCGGGAACAATCGATGTGTTTACCGTGACGGTCGTGGCAACGATCGTGCTGGCGGATGCCGCGCCGATCGCAGTGCCGTCTACATTGCCACCGTTGATGTCAAATGCAGAGCCCTCGATTTCCACAGCGCCGGCTTCGAGCTTCTTCCCCAGCGTAATCTTCTCACCGCTGTCTGTTGTGACGAACGTCAAATACTTGTTGCTGCCTTCCGCAATCTCAAGAGCAGCAGCTGTGTTGTCGACCATCAAGACATCGCGAGCACCGCCTGAGAGATCGACATCCCCGCCCACAATAATGCCACTGTTAAAGGTGGCAGTGCCGGCATCGCTCATGTCTAGCGTCAGTGCGGTGATCGCAGATCCGCCATCGTCGCCCTTTAGCAGAATGTCTTTGTCTTCAACTGAGGCCGCGATCACGAAGTCACTCGAGGCATTACTCAGCGCTCCGAATTGCGTGCCGCTAGCCTTCAGCCCGATGTCGTTGCCAGCCGCGTCGAGAACCACGTCAGCTGCGCTATCGAGCAGGATATCTCCAGAGCTACTCGACTGAATCGTGACGCCTGTATGTCCATCGACCGTCGTCGTCGATGCCTGGCTGTCGACAACGACAGCGCCGGAGCTGGTCTCGAACGAGGCCGCGGCATCGCCCGTAGCTATGTCGTCAGCTGCAACACTGGCGGAGACGTAGGAGTTGATTTGACTAGCGTTGACGTATTTGCTCGTCCCAGCGTCATCGATCAAGAATTTGTCAGTGTTGGCGATCGTGATGCCCGTGCCATCGGCCGCGCCGTCCACCTGCACCGCCGCACCACTTACCTTATCTGCCGTGCTTATAGTCGCCAGCTTTGTATCCACGATCGCAGCGCTAGCGTTCACGTCAGCATTGACGACCACGCCTGAAGCAATCGAAGCAACGCCGGCGGAAGTGATGGCGATGTCGCCGGTGACCGCCTTGTTTTCCCACCGTGTGTCTGTGCCGTCGTAAAGGAGCACATTCGCGTCAGCGGCAGACGTGATTGACGTGTCGGCAAGCGGGCCGTCTGTTACGGTCAGCTCGTCTCCGTCGCCATCGAAGGCTAAAAATTTATCTGCACGAGCTGCAGCCGGATCCGAAAATTCCGGCGTCGTGAGATCTGTGACAGTTTTGGAAACTTTCAATGTGCGATCGAGAGTTTCCTGCTGGTCCTGAACGATCATCGCGAGGCGATCGAGCGCTTCCTCGTGAGTCTCTGCAGGAAAGGCATCGTTCGCCGTATAGTCGGTCAGTTGTGTCTGAGGCACCGCGCGCAACAGGATGAGCTGATCCGTCGTTGGTGGCGCTGTCACCATCGTGACCGTTCCGCCGCCCGCGTCGCCAACCCCTGCCACCGAATAATGCGTCGTTTCTGTTTGCAGCGTTTCACTGTACGGAGATGCGATCAGCCGCAGGTAAACGGTGAGGTCGCTCGACGCGAGGATTTTGAAATTGTACGCAAAACCGGTGGTGCTGCCGTCACCCGTGAACGTCTTTTTAGCAGTCGTTGTGGTTACAGTCATATCGCGTCTCCATACATTGTCACGGCATTTCCATTCTTTTCATCGTCGTTTGAAGATGTCTGAACTCTTGTAGGCTTTCGAAGAAACCCCTGCCGAGAGTTTCGTGCCGCATGAGATCAGTCAATGCATTGTCCCGAGCGTGCTTAACAGCCTTCCGTAGCAATAATTTTAGGTGCTCATTCGATGCACTGGTGTGACGTTGTGTTATACCTTTCTCACGTAAACGACGATTGTTCGGATGGGCGTACATGTGCGAGATCAGCTTGACCGCCCACATGCCAGCTCGCTCCTGAAAATAGTCTCGCTCCTCTCCACTCATCGGGAATCCCGCATAGTCGTCAGGATGTCCTTTGTATGAGATTTTGAGTCGCAGCATTTCCTCGTCGAGGAAGCCTGTATCGTAGATCTTTCCGTCGATCTCCATCTCTGTCGTGTCGGCCACCGACATGTAAATTGGCGACATTGGTTCAGGGCCAAAAGCGCCTTCGTTCATTATCGGACGCCCCCAGAAATCTCTGAGCGCTGGTAATTTTTCGCCCCATCCCGGAATATTCGCCTGGATTTCTCCAATGCGTGAATTGAGCCACGCCCACGTATCATATCGAGCGAGAACATTGCTATACCGCTGCTGCAGCTCCATCGGCAATTCGCGATAATCGCGAGGCATAGACTGAAACTCGACCGGATCTCTTCGATAGGGATCAGTTGCTCGCGCCAGTTGGCGCACAAGGCCGGGCACCGCCGACGATACGAAACCTTCAACAACCCTGCCCGCGTGACGATCTCCGTTTGTGACCGCATTCATGAAGTTCGAAAAACCCTGCATGAAGGTTTTGTTGCTGAGATTCTTTCCAAGCGAGAACACAATGCCCGTTAATATTTCATCTGCTTCGTCCTGATCCATTAAACCCGTTTGAACTAATTCCACCGCGTCTGCGACAATGCCGATAATTGTGGAATAAGGCTCCGCTCCGGCATACGAATAATATTTCCCGTCGATCAAGATCGAGTATGGTTCCCAATCTTTTCGATCTAGTGCAGCTCGCAATCCAGGATCGGAAGGTCCGCCGCCAGTGATTTGCCCTGCCGCCGTCATCGAACCAATCGAGAGAGCAAAAAGACTGCCAAGCGAAACCCTCGCCATAGCCACATTTTGAACTGATGGGTTGCCACTCGACATCGCGTCTCTAAAATTCTTCGTCAGCGGTGCAAGTGGCGTGTGCTCGAACGCGAACGCGAATGCGTTGTAAGGCGTTTTGACAAACGGGATGAACCATCGCATGGGACCAATTCTCGCGCCGGTTGACACCCATTTACCCAGCTTGCTTTCGAGCGGCTGCTGAAGCGTCAGCAATCGTGCTAGATCGCCAGATTCCTTGATTGCTGATGCTGGTGGATCGGCCATGAAATTAGCCATGAATTGCGCTGCTTCGTCGCCTTTAAGTCCCTGTTCTCTCGCCCCCCGATAAGCCTGTCGCCACAGGTCGCCACGTGAGGACACTACTTTCCATACCGTGTCTTCAAATCCCAGGGCTCGAGTTGGTATGCGCCCGAATGTTAGGAAGTGTCCAATCGCATCAACGCCGATTGCGAGTATGTTACCCGCCTTAGTCGCTCGGCTTATTTCAAACGCTTCCGCAGAAAATGCGTTCGCTCTACGATCGCCAGCATTAGCAGTAATCTCGAGCTTACTTCCCGCAATCGGCAGCTCGCCGGTCCGGAAAGTTGTTCCTGCTAATTGCACCGCTTCACGCGCGGCCATAATCTGACCGAACATCATTGCCCACACTTCGCCATAAGTCTCACCGCCCTCGCCACCCACCGCACGGCGAGCCGTACCAATCGTTGCCGCTGTTAAATGCACTGGCGTTTCTAGGAAAATCGTCATCCCTGCCGCAACGAAATTTTTAGTGTGTGTTACCGGGCCGCTCAAAAGCATATTGAGCCAGACTTCGAAAGCTGCATTGGTAAACTTGCGCCACTTGCTCACCTTCGAGAATTGCAAGCGCTGGGCACTAGTTGGTAAGTCGAGATACGCGTTAGCCAGATCCGTTATATCACCCTGTCCACCAAACTCGTCCAACATGGTCGCTAGATTTGTGTCGCGGATCGGACGATGGCCGTGATGAATTGGCTTCCTGAAAATGCCGAGTGCGCGACCAATCTCTGTTTGGACGCCCTTAAAATTCGCATGTAAATTGGAAACAAGTTCGAACTGCTGTCTGAAGTTCAGAAGGTCTGTAGACTTTCCAACCACAGCAAGTTCAGCCAATGCGTCGAGCTTGCTTAGTTCTGTATACAGCAGGTTTCTAATTGCCAGCACTGTCTCCGACAGCCCAAACCCCTCAACGATCGAAACGCCGCCAGTGGTGCGCATATTCATCGCCGCATTGAGAAGCGCCTTGGGATCTGCTTGCATCAGATCCGCCAGCTCTTGAGTTACCTCGTGCGTTACGACCCCGCGCGTTCCTTCCGCTATCTCGTCGCTATAACGGCCAGCAATTTCCGCAAGAGTGTCGCGGATTGAGCCCTCATCAGGAATCTTTACGTCGCCTCTTGCGCCCTCAATCCTGAAATCAGGAAGGCCGTCTGACACAGAGTCTGTTCGTCTCGGCTCCAGGATATTCCTGAGAACATCAGAAGCGTCCTCTTCCGTAACGCTAATCCTACCTTGGTTTTTAACCCGCGCGTCCATCGCAGCGTCTGACAAGATCGGCTCAGGTGGCGCTTTCGCGACTGTCGGGGGCACATCCAGCTCTGGTGCCGGCGAGATCTCCGGATCGGGCCTTGGATCAGGCGTCGGCTCAAGCCCTGGCTCGGGCCTTGGCGCAGGCGGCGGCTCAGTCTTCTTTTCCTTAATTAATCGCCGTGCTTGCAATATTGTTCGCAGTACGCCGCCACCACCTGCGACCTGGAACGGCTCGTCCTGCCCAAGAGCCGGCCCCGTCAACGCCTCGGTCACACCTGTAGGCACCTGTTGCGCTGCGAGCAGATCGAGCTGCTGCGCTTTTTCAACAGTGGCAAGCGGATCAATCGCCATCAATTTTCCTCATGAAAAAACCCCGCACGGGCGGGGCTCCTGTTCGATCGTGTTGGGCTCGACGTTGTCAATATCCCAACCAATCTCTAACTGTTCGCAATGTTGTCCCTGGCTTAAAATATTTCTTATCTGTAATCATTTTACCGTATCGATCTTGAGAAATGTCATCAGCCGTAATGCCACCATTTTCGTGATATTCCCATTTGATGCCATGCTCTTCAAGAATTTCAGGCAATCGTTCATCTACGTTACGACTCAAAGGTCCGCCCTGCGCTTCAACTTCTGCTCTAGTTTTTCCTCTCCTGGCTTTTGGTTCGATCGCGCCAGGCTCTATGTCTGGCGGTCTACCTCTTTCCGTCCAGGTCCACGATGGCATCACACCTACCTTTTGCTCCGCAAATACAGTCGCTGCTTCTTTTGCTGTCCGATTTGTTTCTCCATGTGGGCCAAAATTCGTCCAGGAGTTCTGACCTCGCGTCTCAGACGTTACCGCTGGCAGCGCTTCTTCAGAATACAATCGGCTATGAGCTTGCCATGCGTTCTCTTCACCACGCGCCCGAAATCCAGCACCCTCTATTCCGTGGCCGAAGAAATCATGTACCGCTCTAAACAAATCGTTCACGCGCATAGGCGTCCCTGAAACATCGACCTCATCGGTAAAGGCAAGTAGCGGGTTGGTAGCAGGATCAAGCGCCTTAGCAGCATCAGGGCCATAACCGAAATCTGTCGGATAAATCCACAGATGCTTATTGTTTGCTAAGTCCTCTAAGGCATCGCGTGGAAGTTTATACGGCGCATCCATTCCAGGGCGCATCATCTCTATCGTGTACCCTGCTTCCTTTATCATTTGATATTGAGCAATGGTCTCATCGCCCATCGCTTTATAAGCAGCTTTGACTGCAGGGTCCGATGGATCGTGCTTCATCGCCGCGTAGGCATCTGCTACGCGAGCACCAAACTCAGGATCAATTTCCGCATACTCAGTTTGTCGAGCATACGGAATCCCAGCACGCCCCGCATACTGGGCGGCAAGGGTTTCTATTTCTGGATTTGGCCCGTAGGCCGCAGCCTCTAGTCCTTTAAGAGGTCGTGTTGCTTGTTGCTGAGACGGTACACCCTCTTCGCCCAGGCCACGCGTTCCGCTTCCTCGTCCTTCTGCGATGAGGTCTCCGAAGAGCTTCTCAAGTTCCGCCCTGTCAAGATCGATATCGGTCCCGCCTTGAGCTGGGTCACTTGATCGTCCCGCGTCGCGTATGTTTTCGAGATGACTTTGCCCATCGGGGGCCTCCGTCCAGTTGTTCCGAACCTTGTCCAGCTCGATCTCATTCAATTGATGCCGAACATCATAATCCAAGCCCTCAGTGATGTCATCCAGCTTGCGGGTGAAGAACTCATTCACAGCCTCACGGGCACCAGCAAGGTTTGACTTGTTGGCGACGGCCCAAGCCTTCATGGCATCATGGTCAACAATAATTTTGATACCGACATTGCCGGCCATATCCTCAATAGGCTGATATCCCCGAATAAGGCCCGTGGGATCGGCCTCTACAATGGCCTCCCACAACTCTAAGAGCTTGTCAGTGTCTCTGAGGTTCTGGCTTCCATCCTCTACAATATCGATACCGTAGTGTGCAGGCGCTTTGGTCATCCCCTTGGCGCTGTTCACCCAAACTTCTGTTTGATTAAGGTAATACGCCAAGCGAGCTGCTGCTGACCTTGCGGTCCCTCTTGAAATTACCCCTTGCTGAACCGTCGAAGGTTTAGTGGATCGCTCCCAACCGCCTGTGCCGTGGACGATGCCGCTAAGGTTAATGCCTTCACGCTCGTTGACCAGATCAACAGCCCGCGCTGTTACCTGCTCATTGATGGCGTATCGAGCAGGCTCATCGAGCGCTTTGTAATCATCTCCGTATTTCAGCGCCCAAGGTGAACCTTCGCCAGGATCCACCTCCATCGAAATGCGGCGGGTGCTGCGCTGAACGGCTCCTACGACATCGCCACCCGCTGATGCGTCGCCATACATCCTGGTGAGCTGCCCCCAACCAATCGCTTGGATTTCTCGCGGCTCCCAATCGCTGCGGCCCATCCAGTTCATATCATTAAGGTGGTCAGTCAGTTGATGCCCGAACAGAACGCGGTTTTCATACTGCGCTCCTTTGATACCGCCGCCTGCCAAATCTCTGATCACACCATCTGGAACATCGTAACCGAGACGCGTTAGGTGATTGATATATTCCTGATCAACTAGGCCGGTGTCACGGCCCGTATGAACGTCGACCACAAACGGCGATCCGCCGGATGGATCATTATTCATAATTGTGCGAACGTTTTTATTGTCTGCAGAATCTATGAAGTCTGAAATCTTCTGCCCAACCCCACTTTTAATTGGGGTTTTCAGTATTGCTGCAATTGCCGCTGCGTCAGCGCCAGGCAATCCTGTGCCTTTTAATTTTGCGACCGGCACGCCTCTTTGAACTTGTTCATAAATTTGTATGACACTATCCAAAGCCGCTTCCGGCGATGCATTTTGCTGCGCCGACAGCCAAGCCTTTGCTAGTTTCCTAGATTCTTCCTCGTTGCCCCCAGTAACGCGATTGAACTCGTCGTAAACATGATCGTACCACTTGGACGCTGCGTGGATCTCCTCGGGCGTCATGGCCGTTTCGATGCGAATCCGCCAATCATCGGGCGTTGCGGCACCAATGACGACGTCAGGTAACCCACTGCCCTCCGGCGCTTTGATTACTATGCGTGGATTTTTGGGTGCGCCTGGATAACTCGCGCCCTTTTCATTCATATTTTCGATGCGCTTCTGGTGCAGCCGTAAGCTCTCGTTTGTTTTAGCCTCTGATAAAGAAACACCACCTTCGCTGCGTATTGGCTGCTCTCTCAAATGAACGGCGCGTACAGCTGCTGCCAGTAATGGATCAACATCACTAACCTCCTCGATCGACATCCCTAACGGAATTGGACCTTTTCCCTCATCCCACCGTTTTTTCGCGCCCTGGAAATACTCGCGCCTCGATTCTTTCGAGCCCATGAAATACTCGATCGCCCGAGCCTTCAGAACTGGATTTTCTTTCAGCACCTTAAATGCCTTGAACAAGACAAATCCGATATCGAATGGCGCAGCTATAACGCTGCCTTCTATGGCAGTTTTGAGTCGAAAGGCCAGACGTTCAGCTGCTCCAGCATCTTCACCGATCGGCGTTCCCAACCATTCCAACACCACATTCGGCTCGCCGGCTTCGCTCTCCCACAAACCCCACTCCATGAGCTGTGTGGAAAAATTTCCTTCTTCAGGATCGAACAATGAGTCAGCAACAGCGCCGATCGACGTCCATCGAAGCATTCCATGAGGGATTGTCCCGAGAGTTCCGAAGCTCATCAATGCCATCATAGAGACGAATTGGATGATGCTGGCCCCTACCTGTCCTGTGAGTGTTTCTGGCTCAGTCCACAATTGCGGAATCTCGAGGTGTTTGTAATCCTCTGGCCTTGTGTCCTGGTAGCGAATGCCATCGTCATCCCATACTATGAATCCGAGAGGCATCCGCTCTTCGAGCAACTCCGCCATCTCACCAGTGGCATCTAAGAATCCATTTATTCCTTCAGAAACTCCAGCAAGGATGACATTGCCAGCCGCTTGATTGGCAGCGTAGACATCTTCCCATGTCACACGCCCCCCTGTTCCTATTTCGATGGCCTTATTAGCAGCCTGTTTATAGGGCTCTATCATCTGGTTCAAAAATTTTGAAACGCGATCAAGCGAATCGCCGGTCTCATCGAGAAGATTGCGGGGATCTATCCCCTGATCCGAAAGCTCTACTCCGGCAGGGCTGCGAACGGTTTCTCGTTCGTCGGTAGCCGGCCGGTATCGATGGGTCAGCCAATCTTCTTCGTCTTCAGGAACGGCTTCAGGAGCGACATCTTCAGGAGCGACATCTTCAGGAGCGACATCTTCAGGAGCGGCATCTTCAGGAACGACGGCTTCAGGAGCGGCATCTCCTGGACCGGCATCTTCAGGAACATCTCCTTCAGGCACATCACCAATGTTGATGACCAGGCCCTCTCCCCCTGTATCCTCATAAACCTCAACGCGAGGCGGTCGCGCTCTTGTTTCGCCAATGCCAAATCCAGGATCTGCATCACTAAGAAGTCCTTCAGCCATGTTCCTACGGCCGCCTTTTTCGGTCTATAAATTCGCTGATTTCGGCTAAATCAGCCAGAAGCGAAACATATTTATTTTTTCGCTCCCGAGCTGTCCGACCTAGCTGGCGCGCGGTCGTAGGGGTCGTGAAAGTATCGTTGACCCAAGTCTTCGCAGCCGCAACATGACTGTCTTCCCACATATTCGTGTTATGGGGTAATGCTAAAATCTGACCAACGCCCCCTGTTTTCGTGAATGCGCTATACGACGGAGTTAGAGTTATTTCGGCTGGTAAGCCAACTGGATAAAAAGGCTTAAAAAAATCGTCTGATACTGTTTGCATATCTTCAAGTGAGTCGTCCCCTTTGTCTGATTGTATGCCGACGCGGGCCAGCGCGTTTATCGCCGCTTTAGTAGGTGTCGCGCCACGCGAGATTTCCCACCAGAAAAATCGTTCAGCCTCAAGCTCTTTGAATACATCTCTAACATCGTCATAACCACCATACCGATCTTTAGGGGCGGCATAGCTCAAGACTTTATTCAGCGCGCTTTGAACTTCACCACCCTGAACCTTTCCATCCGCAGCAGTTTTCGCCCATTTGTAGAAACCTAGGTGATCTTCAATTGTTATCTTTGAAGCACCTTTATATGCAATTTGCCTGCTCGATCGGTCGATAACTCTTTGGATAGCGTCTTTGGCATCCTGTGGGGCAAGATTCCGATTCAAAAGAACCTCCCCAACCTCTTTGTATAGATCATTCATGAAAATAGCGTTAGTGGTCGTCGCACCTTTTTCTTCGACTAGTGCTATCAACGCGGCCGTCTGTCCTGGTCTCAGGCCCCGCCCATTGTTTTTACCGGCTATGGCAAGGACGTCCTTCTCAGTCGGCGGAGGGCTGTTTGTGCGGCGAGCCTCAAAATATTTATCGTAGATGCTGAACTCGTTGGCATGTTGCTCCTCTGCGAGCAACCTTTTGGCATCACGATAACGCCGTTCTTCGACTCTGAGTTCCAGCGTCAGGGCTTCTCGATAATCATTATTAAGTTTTCCTATCGTGGATTGGCGATCCGCGACCTTCAGCCATCGATACATATCAGTGTCGGCTAATATCGTGCGCAGGTCGTCGATCTCGTCAGGCGTTGTCGCCGCATTGACGCGCGCTGTGAGCGCAAACATTGCAACTTCTTCCCGTAATGTTCGATTCGCTTCCTCCGCTTGCGTCGCCTTAATTATACCAAGCGCTGCAGCGGCGTTTTGATCCCTTTCAGCTTGGATCAGGTAGGACTTAACGTCAGCAGGTAATGTCTCATAGTTACCGTCCCAATCGTGCGGCAGCGCATTTCCAGCGCCCAGTACGTACAAAGCGCGATCGCTGGCGAGCTGCGCTTGAGCCTGATTGACAAGACGACCAGCATTATAATTTGCGAGAGTCCGCCGCTCAGAACCGGCGTAGGGAACTAATTTGGCCCTAATTCTGGAATTAGTAAAAGGATCGCGCGATGATCCTGCACCCTTGAGAATTTCACTAATCTTCTCATCGAAATACCCGAGGATGCCGCCTTCAGTGGGATACTTTTCATTTACAATATTTTGCTTCTGCGCGTCGGTGAACACAAGATCGATTTTTGCCCTGGCCTCTGCAACGGCCTCCGCAACAGCGAGCTTCCTAACCGTCTCGTAGGCGGTAGCAGCCCACTGCCCTGCCTCATTCGACGCTTGAGTAAACGCGGCCCCCGCCGCCTGCGGCCCCGCCGACAAAGCGCCACCAGGAATTTTGAAAGATGCCTGCTGTCCGGGAACGCCCAACCCTCTTGCCTCTGAGGGCACGTGAAATTTTAATTTAGGTACTATCATCGCTATACGTATGCTCTAGCGGCACCGCTAACGCCACCCAACAATGAAGCTGTTGCTTGCGAGTAAAGTGCAGATCGCCGCTGTTGACCCATAGCCAATTCCAGCTGCGAGCGCATTCGCGCCTGCACCCCTTCTTCTCTTTTCGCATCTGCAGCCGTTCGAAATCTCAAGTCATTATCTGCCTGCTGCTCATCAAATCGGAGTTTGTTGTGATACTGAATCAACATGGGCGTCCCAGTTTCAGGCATCCATCCATGATGCATCTGAGCGAGCCGAGTCGAAGAGTCTACTTGGTCAAATTCATTTTGTGCATTTATCGCATCCAGAGACCTGAGTTGCCCAATTTGGCGAGCTTCCTGCTCTTTGATATCGGCATCTCGGGCAGCTAGCTGTTCGTTAAACACGCCAACCTGCCCCTCGGTTTCAGCAGCTTGACGGTAACTTTTCGCAGCCATGACGCCGCCGACCACAGCTGTAGCTGCAGCTATTCCGGCCAAGACAACTTTAATCATATCTAATTCCGCGCCTTTGAAACTTTTGCATATCGAAAGTAGTCCGCGCCTTCTGCACCGAACCGCCGCATAAGACCTTCATTCTCAAAACCCAGCCACTCAGCGAGGCGAATTGCTCGATCGAATCGTGAGTGGATATTCGCTTGCGCCCGGTAGATCCCGCGATGCCACATCACGTCGTCCAGCATCGTGCGGATCTGCCTCGCCACTTTTATCGGATGGCGATCCACTTCGTTCCCTACGATCATCCACGCCTCTGCGACGCCGGCCCAGAGTGGGATCAAGCCGGCGCTCGCAACTATTTTTCCGTCGATTTCTGCGCTCCAGCTCATTCCCTCAACACGCAGCTGCTGCACAAAATAGTAGAAATTCGGGACGGGCTCCTCGTCCGCGAGGCTCTCCTGCGCATGTCGTGTCTCAAATTGTTGAAGGATCAACGATCGAACGTCTGCAGCCGTGGGTAAACTCCAATGATCGTCATTGGCAGGGCCTGGTTCTGCGCAATGTAAATTTGCCCCTCATGCCCATACCCGCCATCGAACTCGATATCTTTATCTCCCGTGAAAAGCGGAACCGCGGTGTCCATCGCCATCGACGAATCGCGAAACGGCACCCGGTCGTTCACTGTTGCAGACTCTCCCACGATCAGTCCCACCGTGCGATAGAGCCGCACAGAAACATCGCTGATCCGTTTCGTTTTCCCCTGGGACGTGCCCTCCTGAGAACCCGCATCGACGCGTAATGTCAAAACGTGTGACGTAAATGGCAAGCCGACATGGCATTTGGTTGTCGTTCGCTCGAGAACAATTTGAGATGGATCGGCAGTCGGATGCCGCGTCGGATGCGTTGCGCCGTCAGCGAGAGCCTTAACGTCAAATCCACGCAAATGCTCGGTGCCGGTCAAGGTCGAGGCAGCACTGCCGCTGTAGGTGAGACCACTGTCGACGAAAAAGGCGTCGCCAACATCGGTTCCAAAATCGAACGATTTGAAACGCTCCACATAGCGCTTTGTTGCCGTGGTCCGCGTCTCGGCATAGACACTCATTGTCCCTGTTCCAATGACCGTGAAGCCAACCTTTTTCGCATCCGTATCTGCAACCGCACCGGCGCTGTCGATGAAAATCGAGAAAACATTCGTGGAAACGTTTCGCGCGTAGTAGACAGTTTCTCCATCCGTTTGGAACGTGTTGGTGCTGTCACCGCTTTGCGCACCGACCGGCTTCACTCCATTGGTCACAAATGTTATCGCCGTGCCAGTGGAGAGACCGTGATTCGCCGAATTGATCCGATTGTTGGCGACGTCGACGCCGGCAGAAAACAGGAGAGGAACATCAACTGTGCGAGCGACCGTCACCCACAGCTCGTCCTCGGCAGCAGTGCCAGGGATCGAAGCGATCGATTCGACATGACCATACGTATAGTCCGTCCCTGATTTGGTGTATTTTCCGCCGATCGTGTGGCGATGCCACGCAACGACATCTTCGTCTCGTCGATAGGTCATGCCGGCCAGAACACCGTCGTCGCGCACGCACCACAGAATGCTGTCTGGCTCTTTTTGATACGCCATCTCGACGATCCCGCTCTCGGTGACGTGCTCAGAGAGGATGGTCAGATCGGGCGCTTTGTAACTATCAGAGTCAAAATCAAATAGAAGCTCCTGAATTTTTCGACCATTGCGGTGCAAGAACAACGTAACGTTCGCGACTTGCTCCGGGCGGACGTCGGCCGATCCATACGAGCACTGTCGTTTTATTTGCGCGTTTGTCGGCGTGAGCGGCTGATCAGTGCCGCTTGCTCGGACGGCGAACTCGCCCCCAACCGTTCCCACCAGCAACGAACGCGTGGCACTCAGGTAGCGGATCACATTCACCTGGTTGGACGCGATCGTGTACGTCAATGCATTCGTATCCAGAACGTTGCTGTTGACCTCCGACCCCGTGAAGTTCTCGTAATCCCCGGAACTGGAGAACCAGAGTGTCTGTGGGTAGTTCGTCGATGCCGCAAACACGAGACGCTCTTCATAGAATGACACGGCCGCGGGAAATCCGTCTGTTGTCGACCAATACCCGAGCGCCCATTTTGTCGTCGCCCCCAATGTGCCAATGATCGTGACTGTGTCGCCGGCGACTTCTGTCACCAGGTCATCGGCAGGTTTCAGCAGCATCGTATCGTCGGTGACCTGGACGATTTTCACGCTCTTGTTGTTCGACGTACTGCCCGAGATGGTAATCACCATGTTATCGGTGAAGCCTTGATCAACAAAATTACGCGCAGTGTCGTGCAGCCGATCGTTATGCTCGAGCGTGGTGCTGTCCGGATCACCTTCGTGAAACGAGATTGTCGTCGCCGTATACGTCGGCAAGATTTCTGCGCTGCCATCCGGCATGGTGCCTACGGTGGCCGCAACGACAGTCGCAGACGTGTAGCCGGTGATCGTCAAAAATCCATTGAAAAGTTTGACCTGGCGTCCGACGTCCGTCGACACAAACGTGCTCGCTGACGCGGTGAGCGCAACGCCTGACCCACTGGCAGCACCAGGTGTTATCGTCGTAGACGTGACGTTCACGTCCAAAAACGGGCCGTTGATGAAATCCACCTCGGTCAGTGTCCAGGCGGTGTGATCCGTCCGCGTTAATTTTCGAGTACTGACTGAGTTGTGACAGACATACATGACGTCCGCAGATTGCGCGAACTTGAGGGCTCGCAGCTGCGCGGTCGTGTATGGTGTGACGATCTCGTAGACAACATTGGCAACCCCGCCAGAGCTGTAGGTCGAGTAATCGCGACTGTCGACACCGGACAATTCAAAGGTGTTGCTCGTGACGCTCGCGATCTTGAACGTGCGGTTATTGATCTGCGTCATCCCCGCAACGGACGAGATGGCGACGTGATCGTCGTTGCTGTAACCGTGCGATGTGGCTGTGATCACTGCCGGGTTGGCCTTGGTCGCACCTGAAATTGTCACGTTGGCGTCGACGACGCGACCGCCATCCTTGAAAACCCGCATGTAGAGATTGCCAAATTCCAAAACGTAGGCCTGGGTCGTCGAAAACTCGAACGCAATCAGACGCACCGCGGCCGCCGAATCCTTGACCTCTCCGATAAATTCAGTGCCCGGACGACGCGTGATTCCACCATGCGGATGCACGATAAAATTTTCGATTTCTTCCGCAGCGCTCGTGTACTTTGCGAGATCAGTGCGGCCGTGCAGCCGTGGCGAAAACTCGCCAGACGTGAACGCCGTGAATGCTGGGGACGCTTGCGCCATTTAGAAGCGCGCCTCGATGAAGGTGTCCGCTTCAATCCCGTCCGGATATCCCTCCTGCGCATCTGCGAACCGAGCTTCTTTCAATTTGATTTCATAGATCGCAAACAGATTTGTCGCGAGCGAAGATGACCCAACCAGGGGATAGGCGATGTCTGACGCGAGCCGAGCTGCGAGCGCCTCAATCAGCAAGAAATCGTATTGCTGTGGATCCTCGTCGCGGGAAATATATTGGATATAGACGGTGCCCTGATCCGTCAGCAGATACCTATTACCCTCAACCTTGAAATCGATGTCGCGGCGTTCGTCAGCTCCATCATCTGAAATGGTCAGAACGCGCAGACAGAATGGATTGGTTGGTAGTGGGTAACGATACGCATATTTGTATACCGGAGCTGTCGCGTCTTGCGCTAATTTCACCCGCCTGATCAGGCAATTCCAGGGGTGGGCGCGGAACACCGCATCGCGCACAAACGTGTAACGTTGATTGCAAACGCGCGCCGCTTTCGAATCCTCAGTCAGCGATGTGATGATCGATGACCCCACCATGTTCAGCGCTGAATTGCAGATGTCGACGTTCGAAGTCATTGCAGATCCTCAATCGAAAAGGGGGGCCGAAGCCCCCCTAATCTTCAGTCAGTGATATATGTGATGAGCCAGGAGAGATCTCCTGCTGTGTTACCAGCTGCTGGAAAAACCAGACCGACGAGGTAGAACCCGCCAGGATCTGTGCTGTCGCCAGCATCCTCCCAGACCCTCTGGCCCATAACATTAACGTTGCGCGCCTCGAAAGCGACCTCGGTGCCAGTAAGAACAGCACCACGAAGATCGGTAATCGCGGAAGCGTAAGCGTCAGCGTCTTTTACCGTCACATCGCCGTCAGCCGTGTACAGACCGACGTTGCATGTGTTGGTTGTCCCAGAATCAAGATCGTCGTTGTAGAGCTTGATAGAAACAATCGACGCATTGGTTGGAATCTGCGCCAGCATCACGGTGTCATCCGCCGACAAATCGCCAGAGGCGAGCGCGACAGTTCCGGCTGCGACGCGCATTGAGCCACCCAATTGATAGGTGGGGCTCAAGGTTGGTGGACTCGCCAAGAAATTCGTGACGAGATCTGTGTTTACATTAGCCATCTGTCATTCCTTTCCTGGTTACTCGTTGCACGCAATTTCGACGACTTTTTCCTCTTCCATCCTGGTGGAGCCGACCGTCATCGCGGCATACACCTGGGTGGAATAAGACTTGTCAGCGCGTTCGTCGATGCGTGCAGACATGTCTGACGCGACGGCAAGAGTGATGCCGTCCTCTGCCCAGGCAATGACCTGGCGCGAGGTGCCATCATCGTTGAGCCGGTTCGTGACAATGAACTGGAACCCAACATAGGAATCGATATCACCAGTAGCTAGTGCTTTTACCGTGTTGAAATCGCTACTAGTGACTGTCGTGTTGTTGAGCAGGTCTTCGATTTGCTCGGGAGACACTGCAATCCACCGCTTGATGCTTGGATCAACGTCGTTCTCGTCCAAGATTTTCTTCGCGGAGATGAGCTTGGCAATCGTCAAGCCCGCAGAGCCGTGAGCAATTTTCTGACCAGCTGGCAACGTGGTCGAGGTGCTGCCTGAAGCACCCGTTTTCGCCGTGCCGATCGCTGCAGTGATGATGACGTCATCCATGCTTCGACCCATTGCCGCGGCCGCAGCCTGGGCATAAGTCGATGTTGGATCGGCTAGCATTCGCACTTTGTCCTGATCGTCGATCAGGTCAGCCCATTCGTAATCGGACATTGAAACCATCCGACGCGAATGTGGCGTCGTGACCAGCGGAGTGTCGGCGTGCCGTGAAGTCCGTTGCACGGCAGAGGCTGACCCAACCTGGTCGAAGAACGCCTTTTCGCCCGTCACCGTTTCAACACGAACCGCTTTGCGTAACAGCGAGCCACGCTGTTGCGCAAGTA